CTGGTGGTGACAAAGGTTATGATAATCTAATGGAATGGGCTGGTCAAAATTTAGACCAACAAGCAATAAAAGATTATGATGACGTACTAGCCACTGGTAATAAATCAGCAGTAAAATTTGCAGTTACAGCACTTATGGGAAAATATGAAGATTCACAAGGACGTGATTCTAAAATAGTTACTGGCAAAGAGTCATCTACTGAAACATATAGGAGCATGGCTGAAGTTGTTAGAGACATGAACAAACCAGAATATCAGAACGATGAAGCGTTCAGAGATGATGTTATAAGAAAATTATCCGCATCAAACTTAAAAGTATAGGAGCTTAATTATGCCAGGACATTACGGGAAAGGAATGAAAAAAGGTAATGGTACTAAAAAGAAAACCATGAACAAAGGTTTATCTAAACTACCAGCTGGAGTAAGAAACAAAATTTTAGGTAAGAAGAAGAAGTAATGGCTCGCAAAAAAGGTGTAAGTCTGTCTTTAGGTCGAGGTGAGAAATCCCGCAAGGGCGGTCTTACAGCTAAGGGCAGAGCAAAATATAATAGAGCTACTGGCTCCAATCTCAAGGCTCCTCAGCCTCAAGGTGGTGCTCGTAAGCGTTCCTTTTGTGCTCGCATGAAGGGAGTCAAAGGGCCAATGAAAAAGCCCAACGGAAAGCCAACACGTAAGGCATTGGCACTTAGGAGATGGAAATGTTGAAAAAAACTAACTCAGTTAATAAACAAGAAAAACATCTAGCTGGTAATTATTCTATCGAAGATAAAAAGAATGTAATTAATTTCCATAAGTCTGGTAGAAAAACACCTAAACCACATGAATATGATTCAATTATGAGACAATACGGTAAAAAAGTATAATGGCTGGTAAATCAAAATTCTCTACACCGTATTATGACGATCAAGATAAACTTAAAAAGTTTTCTAAAAATGCGGACAAAGTTTTTAAAAGAAACATAAAAAAAGTTAACAGTGTAAATGAGCAACCATAATGGCACACAAAAAAGGATCTAAGTGTGGCTGTAAACACGGAGGGAAAAAGAAGTAATGGCTAAATTATGTGCCCGTGGAAAGGCAGCTGCAAAAAGAAAGTTCAAGGTATACCCTTCAGCATATGCTAATGCGTATGGTGTGAAGGTATGTAAAGGACAAGTAAAATCTGGCGGTAAAAGAAAAACTGCTAAAGGATATACTAGAGGAAAGAGATGAGTTTAAAAAGATGGTTTAAAGAGAAGTGGGTGGACGTAAAAACTGGTAAGCCATGTGGCAGACAGAAAGGCGAAAAGCGAAAAGGCTACCCCGCTTGTCGTCCATCTCGCAGAGTCTCATCCAAAACACCAAAGACTACCAAAGAGATGTCTAGCGGTGAAAAAACAAGATTTAGAAAATCTAAAACAAGTTCACGTAGAATCAACTACAACCACAAACGAAGAAAAAAATGACACACCACAACCATGAAAACGATAAATGGCATGTTGCAGAAGAGCTCAATGGTCGCCTTGCCATGCTTGGTATTATTGCTGCTATTGGTGCTTACGCCTGTACAGGTCAGATCATCCCAGGAGTTTTCTAGTCCTTATGATTGGAAGATGACATGTGATGATTTTATAATGTCAAAATATTCTGTGCTACAAGACCCGCATCTTGATGCACAGGCAAAGTACAAAATCATATCTTATCTTGAACAGAAAGTTGTTGGTGAATGTACTAAACATTTATCCTAACGCCACGTCCGTTCATCCTTCGGGACGCATGACACCAAAGCATGGAACGGGGCTTTGGTATATGGGAGTTTACCATGACAGTAACTTACGTATATCGTGGCGTTGCTTACACCAAAATTATCAAATGAATGACAGAGCAATTTGGTTCGGTATAATCGGTCTAGCTATTGTAATGGGGGCTTTAGAATTAAGTCACATTCAAACGCATATGTCTGAAAAACGACCACATTATCACATACATAAAGTAGCTCGTTAAGCGACATGGGAGGTGCAATGCCTCCCTCTACATTTGGTATTAGCCTCTACGGAGACACCTAATGCCGTCATGACGGTGGGATAGACCACAGGCAGCTTTGAGTCTTAGCTGATACAATTAAGATTCCTATAAAACTAGATCTAGAAACGATACATATAACCTTACAAAATAATGGCACAACAGTCAACAAATAATCCTGCTTCACAAACCTTTCTGGGTAGGATTAATACAGCGACAAACGCTACAAATAACAGAGACCTTTACTTAAAATTGTTCTCAGGGGAGATGTTTACTGGCTTCCAGAGAGAAACAATAGCTAGAGATCTCGTGATGAAGAGAACACTTACCAACGGTAAGAGTCTACAGTTCATCTATACTGGACGTACAACTGCGGAATACCACACCCCAGGAAACAGTATATTAGGAAACTCTGACAAAACTCCTCCAATAGCAGAGAAGACAATTACAGTTGATGACTTACTCATCAGTTCTGCATTTGTTTACGAGCTGGATGAAACATTGGCTCACTACGAATTGAGAGGAGAGATCTCTAAAAAGATCGGTTATGCTCTTGCACAAAAATATGATAGACTAATCTTTAGAGCTATCGCTAAAGGTGCTAGACAAGCTTCTCCAATCACTAAGTCAGGCTTTGTCGAGCCCGGCGGAACACAGATCAGAGTTGGTACAAACAACCAAGCATCTGACGCATACGTTCCAGCTTCTCTAATCAACGCTTTCTACGATGCAGCTGCTGCACTAGATGAGAAAGGAGTAAGCTCTGAAGGACGTGTTGCTGTGTTGAACCCAAGACAGTACTACGAACTTATACAAGGTGTAGGTTCTAACGGACTCATCAACAGAGATGAGCAAGGTGGTGCGTTACAGTCTGGACAAGGTATCATTGAAATTGCAGGCATCAAGATCTACAAGTCAATGAACATTCCATTCTTCGGATCATACGGTACTAAGTACGGTTCTGCATCTGCAACAAACCCCGGTGTAACTAGCCCCGGAAACGTAGGATCATTCGTTGGTGAAACAGCTGAAGACGGTAGAGCTTCTGTAACTGGTATCAACAACAACTACGGTAACGCATCTGACTTCGCTAACAGCTGCGGCTTATCTTCCAAAAGGAAGGAGCCGGTGTTGTAGAAGCTATCGGACCACAGGTTCAGATTACTTCTGGAGACGTAACAGTTGTATACCAAGGTGATGTAATCCTAGGTAGACTCGCAATGGGAGCAGACTTCTTAAACCCTGCTGCTTGCGTTGAGTTAATCGCTGGTGCTGCTACTGGATCTACAGGTAATGCTGCGTTCGGTACAACATACCCAGCTAACGCTTAATTTTTATTTTTTATACGGGAGCTTCGGCTCCCCTTTTTTATTATGCCTTTTCCAACCACAAATGCAACACAAGAGTTGCCAGCTATTAACCAAATACTTACATCCTGTGGTCAGGCTCCTGTAACTACACTAGACCAAACCAACCCGGAAGTTGCGATTGCCTATGCTACCCTGTTACAGGTGTCACGAGAGGTACAAGCAGAGGGCTGGACCTTTAACAGAGAGTACCACTACGAATTTAACAAAGATAACAACAACGAAATACTGATACCTAACAATATTATACAAATTAAACTTACAGAAAACGCACAGAACTCACCATATCATGCTGTACGTAGAAGTGGTAAACTATATGACAGACAGAATCATACATACGAATGGACATACAGCCCTATTGAATGTGATGTAATCTGGGAGTTTGACTTTATAGATTTACCAGAACCTGTACAAAACTACATCAAAGCCAGAGCAGCTACTATTGTGTCTGGTAGAATTGTAGGTGACGACGATCAGTACAAACGTCTACAACAACAAGAAGTACAACAACGAGCTTTAGCTATGGAGTATGAAACAAGTCAAGGACAGTTCACTATGTTTGGACATCCACAAGACGCTCAAAACTTCTACCAAAGCTATCAACCATTTCACGCTTTACAACGATAATGCCAGCAGTTACTCAGCGAGTTGACGATTATCTTGGTGGAGTATCTAGACAATCTGATGACAAGAAACTTCCCGGTCAAGTCGAGGAGTGCATCAATGGCTATCCTGATCCAACCTTCGGTCTTACTAAAAGACCGGGGTTTCAGCACATAGGAAATCTAGGTACTGGCACTACATATGACAACTCTAAGTGGTTCTTTATATCTAGAACCGATAATGAAAAATATATAGGGTGTATTACACCAGCGTCAGGAGGCTCTACAGGAGCCATTGCTATATGGAACGCTGTAACCTTTGCCGCAGCTACTGTTACGTACGGTACAGGGGCACAGGCATACCTTACAGGAGCACGTACAGATTATGACATCCTAACAATACAAGATAAATCTATAATTGCAAATAAAACTGTAACAGCAGCTAAGACAGCTGACCCTACATTTAACGCAAACAGACAAGGTACATATAAAATTACAGGTACGTCTATAGATACAACATATAGTGGTACAGTGGCTGGTCAATCATGGACAGTAACTACAACAAGCACTGATACTTACGATCAAGCTTTAACTAAAATTAAAACAGCTATTGATAACTTA